CTTGAACCAGTATTCTTGATACGGATTGGGATATAAATGTATTCGATTGCCTTAACTGGCTGAATAGCAATATCAATCCACAATTCGTTTCTATCGATACGAGCTGGTGTGTTGTTGCTCAAATCGCAAACAACGATAAAGTCATACAATGCACGGAGTGTGATAAGTTCCGAAAGGAATCTATCAAACGCATCCTTGACTGCCTTACGAGTTGTGGAATCGTTTGGCTCGAACAAGAATGGTTGTGCAAGGTTGTTCAATTGATAACGAAGATAGTTTTCTAGACGAACAACGTTAATACGATCGGTTGCACTTGCGTATGGTTGACGTGTCTTCTGACCGAACACAACAATACCACCTGTTGGCATTACGCGGATTGGGTTAATACCGTTAATGTAAAGAATGTCACGCTGACCTTCATTCAATTTAACTGGAATGTATTGACCTTCATCGTTAACATAACCAACCGAAGCAGCGTTGTTGACAATACCGCGTTGCAAACCTGCCGGTGCGAACCATGGGTAAGCAACCTGGTCGTTGTAAGCAATGGTGCGAAGTGCCATGTGCGATGGTGGAACAACTACGTCTGTACCGTCGAGGTTAGTCGACAAGCCACTTGGATACCATGCAGCGAAATACTTGCTTGCAGAAACCAAACCATCTGCACCGTTACCGAATGCATTGCTGTGGTTAGTAGCCCAATTCTGAAGAGCTGTGCCAGTTGCATTCAATGTGAATGGCGTATCACCGACAACAAATGCAGTCTCCTTACGGTCTTCGTTGAGTGCCAACATTTCATCAATTGCTTCAACATAGCCCGGAGCAGCAATCAAGTTATAGAACAAGTCTTCTGCACGGATGTCTTCGTTCGAAACGATAGCAGATTGGATGCCCTTAACGATAACAATGTTCTGTGCGGCTGCACCCATGTATGGAACACCACCTGGATTGTTACCAGAAGTGGTAACCCAACGGCCTAGGGAGCCATTGTTGGTGTCATCAGGTTGAGCTGGAACGCTGTCAAAGACATACGGATTCTGCCATTCCTTGACATTATTTGTCGAGTAACGAGTATTCCACAACAGGAATCCCTTTGGATACAAGTCTGCATCTGGTGCATCTGGGTCCAAGTCTGGATTCGAACCGCCACCGTTGTTTTCACCGGAATAAGAACCGTCGTGATACATTGGATTTGGACGTGCATCAGTAAAGATGATACCATTTGGAGTTGTCTGATCGGAATTGTTTACCAAGACCCATGCAGTACCGCTCCAACGATAGATAACCGGATATGGAGCTACATCAGTGTCAACCCAAATGTCACCTTGGCTCAATATCGGTGCAGGGACGTTGTCACGTGGATCTGCCGATTGTGTATACAAGGTTGGCTGTCCTGGAAGAACAGTCATTGTAAAACCTTCTAGGTTGATGTTCTGCCAGCTACCAGCACCGTCAGCAATAAGAATATCGACTGTTGATTGGCCGTTGCCGTCAACACCAACTTCTGCATTGAACCAGAGCTGACCATTTGCAGGACCCTGTGTTGGAACACTTTCGCTACCAACGATAACTGCTAGAGGAGCCCAAGGACCGGTTGTACCAGTTGCCTTACGGAATTGGAACGAGTTAACTGTAATAGCACCGATACCAGTAATTACTGGTTCGATGTAGACTTGACCGTTAGAGCCTGCCGGATTGGTGCTGTAATAGGTATTAGCAGCAGTGTCATCCGTTAGAATTGGAGCCTCAACTTGCAAGAATTGCGATAGTGTAGCATCCATTCTACGCAAAACTAGATTTGCACCTTGTGCTGCAGACGAAGTCTTAATCCAGTATTGCTGAGTGGTAAGGATACTTGTCAAATCTGGCCATACAGATTGAACAACAACCGAAGTACCGCCAATAGTTCCAAGCTGGACCCACGAACCGCCAGTCTTTGTCCAATAAGAAACGTTACCGGATGCAGTTTGGAAGACAATTGCATAGTCTCCGTTAACACCATCACCAGCGACTGGTGTGTTTGTTGTGCCGGTTGCAAAGTTGTAGATGAAACTAATCGGTACAGATACCCAAATTTCATTAGGGAATGTTCCGGAACGTGTAAACAAGCCATATGCGGAACCATTTGGCAATGCCGATTCATCAAACCAGTAAGTTCCAACAGCAGCTGGGCTAGTTGGCTGGATCGAGGATGGCTGTAATTGCAAGGTGTTTACATCTGCACGAACAACTCTAACTAGGTTAGAAATGCCGAGATACGAATAAGCTGCGAGCAAACCATATTCATTTAATGGATAGCCATTAAGTGGTGTTCCGCTGATTTCGTAGAAGATTGGGTCGCCGAAAGTCTGGACTAGGTCACGCTGGGAAGTAATGGAATATACCTTACCAGCATTCGCCTTTGTTGTACCAGGTGCAATAGACGCACCGTCAGGAGTCGATTTATTCTCCTGAGTTGCGATGAAGATAAGAGGTACGGTTCCTGGACCAGCACCTACATTGATACTTTCATCAATGACGGAAATACTTACGCCAGGTGATACTAATGTAGCCATTGTGATTTAACTCCTTTGAAGAATTATGCTTCTGTTATGAGTATTTATCTTGGAGGATGTTAAATACCAGGCAAATGAAGCGATGATCACATAAGCTTAGTCATCATTTGTCGAATTTGAACATGGAGATCTTCCAATGTTC